CACCCAATTCCATGCGAGCTGGAATGACATGCCGATTATTTGTAATAGTTGCCATGCTGAAGTAGTTGCTGGTCCCCAAACATTTTCTTGGAACCATGTAGAAAAATTTCCCCATTGCTCTGTGAGCCATTTCCACGCCAGTTTAGGTAGCATCCCTAAAATAGCAAGCAGCTGCCATGCGGCTGTTGATGCTGTGTCTAATTCGTCACTGAAAAGGATCATTAATCCGAGCAATATTGCAATAAATATGACTGCTGTCACAATACTGGGGCCCGCCAGCAAGGCAATCCCCGCCGCAACCAAACCTAAACCAAAAGCAAGCTCAGCAAAGGTATCCGGGTTCTCTTCGATCCAGTCCGCAAGATCATTTAATTTCCCGGTCAGCCACTCAATTCCATCAATTGCCAGCTGCCGAATGGTTTCCAGAATTCCATCGCCGTTTTCATCCCACCAATCCGAGAGCGGCTTGAAAGCAATAACTGCCGCATCCCAGACCCTTTTTAGTGCATCCCAGAGTCCTTCAAGTGGCTCTTTCAGTGGACCGAGGAATTCCTTAACCTTATTGATCCATTTCACGATCTTGTTATCAACGGGGATCTCAACTATATTGATGGCTCCATCCCCGCCGCTTCCACCTGAGGAACCATCATCAGAATCCTTCTCCATGTTCAGGACATTGAGATCATCAAATGCGGCGAGCGCTCCCTTGGCAGCTTTCTCAGCATCCTTGGTGTTCTTTGCCATGTCTTTGGTCGAGCCCGCAGCAGAATCGGCGCTGGATGCAACCACCTGCATGATCGTGCTTTGACCGGTCAGCGCCGCAACCACATGAGCAAGGATGTTGAACAGTTTGGTGAACCAGTCAACAGCCCGCTGGATCAGCGGCAGCATGGAGGCGAGAAGGGGCAGGAAAACGTTGTACATGGATCCTTTGAGCCCCTCAAACGCAGATTTGAGCTCTTTAGTTCTCCCTGTCACACTGTTGACGCGCTCCATGGCTGCGAACATGGTCCGCAGCATGCGCCCGATAAACTGAATGGCCTGATTGATAACCACCACAATGCCAGAAAGCGCAAAGGCGGCCTTCGCCAGACCGAGCACCATGGTGCTGAAGGTGTTTTTAATGGAGGACCGGAGGGTCCGGAGCGACCTGCCAATATTCTGGACACCGCGATTGAAACCGCTTTCGTCAATCCTGGTGTCTATATTGATGGAGCCGTCATAACCTCTTTCGCTCATTACCGTTCCTTCTTCCGCTTCTGTCTGCCAATCTCAACCAACCGCATGAATTCCTGTTCAGCCTCTTTTTCCTGTAGAGAGCGGGTATCCACCTCAGGCACATCGAACACATCTCCCAGCTGCAGCGCCGCTTGTCGTTCTTCCTTGCTGGCTTTCCCGGTTTTCACTCGTTTGCGAAGCCCTACCAGGCTACAGAACGTGGTTTCGTTGCCCAGATCCAAAAACAGGGCGAGGAATTTCCACCAGTGCAGGTATTCAATGGCTTCCAGGTCAATTCCGTGTGTCTGTTGAAAGGCAGAGTAGATGAAATCGCCATCTTTCCTGAAGCTGTACAGCCGCATCGCAGGTTCTGAGGTTCCTTCATCCTTACCCTCGCCTCCGCCGTCCAGGAAACGCAAACCCAGTTCGAGAGCTTTCCGGAGATCATCTTTGGGGGGACACTCCTGGTACAGGTTGTCAATCAGCACAAGCTGTTTTTCCATAACGGTCAGCTCATTGTCCTCAAAGGCCAGGATGATCCGCAGGCAATCCCTGAAATCACTGCGGATAGGATATTCCCGCCCGCTGATCTCAATCGCCCTGGGAAGCTGCTGAAACAGGATGCTCATTTCATGGCCGATGATTTCCCTTGCCGGCTGTATTTCACCAGCTTTTCACTCCGGGCAGTTTCGATGAAAGGCGTGATACCGGTGAAGAACTGCTCGAACATGTCCAGGCCGAGGGCGTCCCCGAAAGCTTTCTCGGATGTCCCTGGTCCAAACACCCGGTCAATCCGTTCCCGAAGAAACGTACAGATGTCTTTCATCAGGTCGATCCGTTCAGCAGCATTGGCAGGCAGGCCATAACTGTCAACCGCGTCGTCCTGTTCCAACTGCTCGGCTCTGTCGGAGAACTCCGCCTCTTTTGTCTCGAATTCACGGATCAACTCGTAGAATCGCTCCATAAACAGAACGTCTTTCGGATTGAACTCGATGACTCGATCAGGATCACCATTGATAGCGACTCGTTTCAAGCCGCTATCAATTCGCAGTGTCTCAGTCATGTTCAGCTATCCGCCGTCCAGGTCAGGGTGGTTGGGTTGAAGGTTCCGGATACCGGATCGCCACGGAAGTGGATGGTGTAATTGAGCTTGGTGCTTGCGCCACCATCACCGCCCATGGTGTTGACAGAGATCGCCACATCCTGCAGCTCTGCCGGATAAGCACCCTCGCTGGCGTCATCATACATCCATACATTCACAATCTGGGTGTGAGCGTCATCCAGAACTGCCCGGGCCTTCCGTAAGCCGTCAACGTACTCGAACACATCGTCGCCGTTGATTGCTTGGGCTTCAATCGCCATATTCGGTTTGTAGCCCTCAACCTCAGCCGATCCGCTGTCCTGATGGATGTAGGTTTCCTCGGCGACCTCGGGGTTATAAGCGATCTCTGCGCTGGTCACACCGTCACCGATCAGCGCCCAATCCTCATAGCCCGGATCTGTGTCAATGAAGGTGCGAAACTGACTTCTCTTTACTTTCGCTGTAGCCATGTGTGTTACTCCTTAAGTTTGCTTGTAGATCACCCGGCATTGGACCTGATAGATGCCTGTACCGGATTGACCCGCTTCGGATAGATAGCCCCATCCCAGGGCTTCGACTTCTTCTGCAGTTTTTCCCTCCGGCATATCCGGAAGGTTCCCCGCTTCTGTTTGCTCGTCCAGCCAATCTGCGAACGCTTCATAAAATCCACTGGTTTCAAGGCGCTCTACATCATCCAGCGTGCTTTCCATAGACTGGAGAGCGAAAGGGTATTCCCGCAGGGAGGATCCATCAATATACTCGGAGATGATCCGGCTTCCTGCAATCGGCAGTACAGCATACTCTGTAGGGGTGTTGCCCAGGAATTGCACCCAAACCGGCGCATTTTCGACAAGGCCGGTGTAATCCCGGATAAAATCTCTCACCCCTTCGAGGATACTGACAGGTGCGGCATAAATACTCATTTGATCACCTGACCCCATTGGCGGCCGGTCTTGACCTGAGTGCCGAATATTTTCTGAGCACCGTCAATGAGCTTCTTGCCATGTGTTTCCTTCATGCGCTGGAACCAATATGATCCGCGTTGACCGCCGCCGTGATAGGTGAGGTTCCTGTTACTGACTGTCTTCGGCTTCGATCCGACCATCACCTTCCCGTAATACTGATAACGTGCATAAGGGGCGATCCAGCTTACCTTGCCGGATCCGATGACTGTCCCCAGGGTGCCGGATTTAATCAGCATGCTGGTAAGGAGGGGGGTGTATGGCTCGCACAGGCGCAGTACCTCAGAATCAACAAACTTCTGGGCGTTCTGGTACTTATCGCGCCACTTGGGAACAAAGTTTGTGTTCCACTCCAGGCTGGCCTTTGTCCCTTTGTCGTCCAGGAATACCCGGCCTCTTGGCGTTTCAATGTCTATTTTCCGGGCCATCAGCCTGCTCCGATCCGCAGGTGGTGCATATGTGGTGAACCGTAATCCATGCGATCAACCGATCTGACGGTTACGGTGTCGTCATAATCACGCTTCAGGGCTGAGATTGTGTATTGTGCACTGATCGTTTTGGTCACAATGCCCTCGACAATGACATCGCCCGGTTTGATGGATACGGTCCTGCCGTTGATCGGTACATAGATAGCCACCGAATCAGCATCAATCATCCCGGACTGGATCACGTTGGCCGCTTTGCGGTTCTCCCACATAACATCTTCGATCACTGAGCGAGTCCACACCTCGGCGCCTGCTACCACCGACCGGCTGTAAAGGGTTATGTCAGTATTGGTGTGCATGATCAATCATCCAGGTCGGATGTACCGCCATATTCGCCAGAGTAGAAGCCAGGGAACATCAGCCCGGTTCGTCCCAGGTACCGTTTTGCGGCCCTTGACATCCGTTCATGCTCTGACAGGTTGGTCTCGGGTGTTTCGGCGTAGGTTACGGAGTAGCTGCCGACTTTTTCGCTCTGGATCTGTTTGCTGTGACCTGCCTGAGCGATGGTGTACATTTCATCAGCCACCGCACAGACTGCGTTTTTGATAGCCGTGACCAGGGTGGTATCCTCGTCGATTTCCTCGGCTGCCCGATCATAGGTCAGATAGTCGATTTCAGCGCTGGCCCGGATTGCGTAAGGTCCAAAATCAGCGAGAGCTATGGCTGTACCGCCATACTCGTCCTCATAAAATTCATGATCAACGTATGCAGCCATAGCTCACACCTATCAGTTGTTATTCGCTGGAAGGCAGATCCGCAGATTCCACGCCTTCAACGTAGTACAGATACCCGGTCAGTTTGCCGGTTTCCAGGTCTTCAACCGCCACCGTGCAGGTTACTTCTCTTGCTTCCGTGGTCTTCACGCTGGTCGACTCAGGTGTATTGGCTTTCGGTACAATCGCTTTCCGGCCTTTTGTGCCCAGGCCTGCGTTTGAGGCCGCCAAAGCCGACAGGATGTCGTTTGCGCCCTCAACCTTGATGGCAACCGTGGCGTTATTGGACGTTTCCGAAGTAAACGGGGTATTCACGTCATAAAAGCCGCTCACAACAATTGCATGAGCGGGCAGGGTTACCCCTACGCCGTGAGCGCCTACCTCAGCATTGAGTTCGCCAGCGCTGTCCTCTTCGTCAACGTCGAACTCGAACCGGGCCACCCGAAGGCAGCCCAGCCCGGTATTTCCGCTGACAAGAGGGTTCAATCTCGTGAAATTGTCAACGATGTCTTTCAGCCAGCCCTGGATTTGAACAGTTTTTAAATCTGCCATAATAAGCCTCCTTCGGCTTTACTCAAGGTCAGGCGTTCGATTTGTGCAGGTAAATGCCCTTGACTTTGTTGCCATAGGCGCCTGCGTCATGGTATGCACGGTGCTGGAACAGCCAGGCATCCGCTGTCTGGTTCTCGTCCGGGGTGAAAATTTTCAGGCTGTTGAGTTTCACGGCCTGCCAGATAGCCTGATTATGGACGAGCATGAAGTTGATGTTGCACCCGGTGGAGGCAGTCTTGGAGAAGCCGCCTGCACCGGAGGTGTCGCCTGCGTCCAGAGTAACCTGGGTATAGAACCGGCCGGCAGGAACGCGCACAACGTTCATTTCATCGAGCCTGCCAAGGCGCCGGTCGAACTCGCCTTCGTTGGTCAGGCTGCGGGTGACGGATGCGTTCAGCAATCGCCACAGAGCGGATGAAATAAAGAGGCTCCGGCCTTCCAGGGGGACATCTTCGTCATCGAGCTTTTGAGCGGCTACGTCGATGGCTGCCAGCACATCGCCGGCACTTGAAAGGGCCGCACCGGCTATGGTCTGGATGTTTGCGGTGCCTGCCCAGGCAGCAAAGCGGGAGGCGTCGATCTCCGGCACAACTGCGGTGCGGATGTATTCGCCTGCGAGTGTACCGAACGCCATGCCGAGGGTTTCCTCGTTGTCCATGCGGTCAATCGAAAACGCCCGGCCGCGGGACTTGGTGAGCTGGATGGTCTCCCAGGCGCCGGTGACGTCACCAGCCGGGTAGCCGGTGGCCTTGTCATAGGTACCCATGCCGACCATTGAGGTTTTGAAAATCTGTACTTCATTGGCAGCGCTGTGGTCCAGCTGCCGGATCTGCGAGTCCAGGAACGCGGTTACGGATGCGCTCTTATAGACTTCATCGAGAATCGGTAGAAATTTTTCTGCAAGGGCAATGCTGTTTGCCATAATGATCTCCTTGGATCAGGCTGTCATTCCCCGACAGGCAGGCCCGCAGCTTTCCGGGCACTCACGACCATCGCATCTGACAGCACATTTTTGCTTTGTCCGCCCGTGACAATCTTTGGGGCGGGCTGATCGGATTCGAACAGATAGTCGTTTTCAGATTTGATCGCTGTCAGTTGTTCGCCGAGTCCGGAGATTTTTCCATCCTCGGCCAACTTCAAGAGGTCGATGTTCAACAGGGCCTTGACTGCCGTGGGGTTCTTCGCTTTCGCTTCTCCCAGGGCGCCTTCCAGCGCATGTTGGAACTTCAGCTGCTGGATTTGTGTCTCAGATTCCTGCTTGGCCTGCTCAAAAGCCTTTTTATACTCATCGGCTTTGGCTTTAATACCGTCCACGTCAAGTTCTTTGAAGCCCTCAATCGTGGTGTTGGCTTCTGCCAACTGGCCCTGAACCGCCTCAATTTGTGATTGTGCTTCGGCAAGCTGTGTCTTGTGTGCTTCGATGTCCTTGCCGTGGAGGATCATGAGCTGCTTCTGCAGGTCTTCATCCTCGATGCCAATCCCGATCAAATCTTCCTTTTTCATCTGTTCCCTCTCTCTGCATCTACGGTTTTTAGGTGGTCCCGCTTCACCTGATGCCCCGGCCTTTTACGATCCCGGATTTCGAATTTGTGAAACAAAAAAGCGCCACACGTTTCCAGGAGCAATTCCTGAAAAAGTGTGGCGCTTCTGCGTCCCACTATGGCTTAGGCGTCCCGCCCGAAGGCGTGGCGCTGTTGTCTATGGCTTCATCTTACCATAATTAAAATAGTTATGCAATAACAGAAAATCCGTTCTATAATGGGGCTCAGGAGGGCACACATGGCAAACGAAACCCGCATATACGATTCGGAAAAAAGAATGCGAAAGATGATCAAGGAGTGGAACAAACTGGGGTGGAGAGTTGTTTCTTCATACGCGGTCGATCAGGGATACAAACCGGTCAAGACCGGCTGCCTGGGATGTTTGTTTCTCCCCTTGGCGTTACTGGGTAAGCGGAAGCCGAAGTACCACGTAACGTATGAATGGGTAGGGGATCAACAGTATCGACAATCATAGCCCCTTAATTTCCTTGTCGTACCAGGAAATATACTGTTTGCACAGAGAATACATGAGCTGCAGGAAGGCTCTGAATTCCCTACTCATAGATCTGTTCCCGTACCCGCTGCCGCTGTAAGCCGGTCTGGTCGAGGAAATCTCTCATGCGGGCCTGCAGTGCCTTAACGCGTGCCTTTTCTGCGCTGTTTTCCAGTCCTGCCGCTTCCAGTGCCACCGCCTCCCGCTTGGCCTTGCGAATCTCTCGTTCGATCCTGCGCTGCTCCTGGGTGGCATCGTAGAATGTCATTTCCTTGCCGTTGTATGTGACCATCCGTGCCGAGAAATGATCCAGATCCACTTGGGAGTAAGCCTCGACCGAAATCCCCTTGAAGAAGGGATAGAAGTTGTGCCGACAATTCCATCCCAGGAGTCCTTCACCTGTCCCGTAGCCAGTTGTCGTCTTGAAATCCGGATACCCGGCGTTTTTCGGGTCTGTTCCCCTGGTAAATGTCAGCCCCTGCCACATCTCATGGTTTTCCGGGACATCGCCTTTGTTTCGGGCGCCGACGTGAGCTGTTGTCTGTACCAGGTCTGTTTCCATTTCATCAGCCCGGGCCAACTGCATCTCTCCGACTGTCTGGTTGACGCCAGTGAGGACCGTCCGGCGAATGGCTACATCCAGCTTGTCACGATGTCCGCTGAAATGGATCACCTGCAAACCGTCTGACGCCACCTGTTTGATCGCCTCCCGAATAGCAGTGTTGTAGTCAAAGGCGCCGGTGCTGAGCTGCATATAGGCCAGATCTGCAGCATTGATAAACGCCTCCTGTCCGGAGATCGCTGTCGTCAGAGTCAGATTGCGCATGGCTCCCGCTGTTCTCTGCAGCCCAACCACCAGCGCCTCGGCAATGGCAGGGGAAAGGTTCAGGGGCAGGGGTTCCAATCCGGCTGCCCGATAGATCATGTCGTCAAAGCGCAGGGCTGTCACCCCGGCGTCCTGGAAGATACGCTGCAGGACCGTCTCAGAATACCCGCTTATTTGTGCCAGTTCCGCGAGGATGTCCTCGTAGAGCTTCCCAGCCTCAATCAATCGCTGAACCTGCCAGGCAGCTGATGCGTAATTGAGAACGTCAATCTGATCAGCCGTCAGCATCCGTCCCTCCAGAGCGTCTCTACCAGCTGTGAAAAAGCCTGCCGGTCCATTTGGCTCCCAATAAATCGATCCCTCCATGCTGTCTGCTCGCCACTGATAGCCTGGTAGATTAACTCCTGCAGCGGAGCGGTACCGAAATTGATCGGGTAAGCCAGATCCGGTCCGTATTTGTCCCAGTTGTGGGGGGTGTAACGGTCACAGGTCTTATTGGCTCGGATCGGCAAGTGTTGATTGACCCCGATGGTTGGCCGCCCCCGTGCTACAGACAGGTGCATGTATGTGCCCTCAGCAATCACAACATCAGCCTGGTCAATCTCAGTTGTTTTCCCGTCCGGTCTGGCCTCGATCCACTCAAACGGTGCATAAGGCCGCAGTCCCTGCTGCTCCAGCTTGCCGATGTAGCGGACCACCACTCTGACCCCTATGTCGCGCTGGATCCGCTTCAGGCTCCGGAAAATCGCCCGATTTGCGTCATACGCCTCTGGCCTCAATCTGCCGCCAGCCGGGTGAATCGGTGCAAAGGTGATCTGACGCACCTCATGGGGTGCAGCAAACGGCCTTTGAGAGCACCACGGCCAACCTATCGCGTCCACTCGCATTGTCGGATCAATGATCTGCATGGCCTCTTTCTGGCCCTCTCCGATCACAAATATACTGCGGACATACGGTTGGACCTTGATCAGGCCGTCATGCCACCAGGGGGGAAGGGCGCTGTGTGGGTAGATAAAGATCGCAGCGCCGCGCTCCAGATGCTCCACCACGACCTGCCGCGGCTTTTTGTCGTTGTGCATGTACCAGTCCCGGTCAAACAGCGCCACATCCGCATGGCGGGAGAGCGGCTTATGCCCGGCTGCACGAAGGGCACGGTGAAAAGGCTTTCCCTTATGCTGGTGTCCGCAGACGTAATAATTCACGCAGCCTCCAGCACCCACACAAATTCCCACGCGGGGTGTTTACCAGTCAGCGCTTTCACGATCCGGAAGCCTGTATCCTGAATGATCTGCTCCCACCGCTCCCGGGGCAGGTGCCACTCCATCTGCCGGGAGCCGCACGAAAGCCGCCGGTATCCTTCCTCGCCAGGAGAATAGGCCAGGCAGTTAGGGATCTCAAGGTAGAGTAAACCCTGCTTATATTTGGGATCCTGCTTGCTTAACAGGTTGCGCATGGCACGGAAGCCAGCCCGCAGGCTCAGGAAATGCTCTGCCACGCCCATGCACAGGATCAGGTCAAAATACAGGGATGGCTCGCTGAATTCCTCCACGAAGGCGTTCAGAATCGTGCTTCCCTTGACGTTTTGCCGGGCAATCGAGCAGGCAACGGGCGAGAGGTCCATGCCGTAGAGCTCCGCTTGGGGGTAGAGCGCTCCGAAATGCTTCAGGGTGTGCCCATTCCCGCATCCAACATCCAGAAGCGCACGGGGGTGAATGTCGCATTGAGCCAATACCTGTTCGGCAAACCGATTGCGTTTGGCACCTGTCCATTTGCCGGGGTCCTCGGTGTAATAGGCGTCGTATTCCCGGATCAGCTCGACTCTATCCATCATTCCTCCTCCGGGAAGGGGCTTTCAATCGTGCGTTCTGCAGCGACCTTTGCCAGATTCTCTCGTGCGATCTCTTCCTTCTCCCCGAAGTTGCGCATCCGGAATTCCTCTTTGCTCATGAGCCCCTGGGTGACCAGGCGAAGATCCTGCTGGAACTGCGTGTCACGATCCACCACAACGCTGTCGTCGAACAGGAAGGAAACATTGTAGCTGCCTGCCGGTGCGAGCTCTCCCAGGGTAGCCCAGGTGTCCATTGCCCAGACCAGGTGTTCCAGCGCGTTCCGGAGCGCCTTTTGCGTGTCCACGATCGTGGAGTAGGTGCGCTGTTTGCTGGCTTTGATTTCTGTGGCGGTTTTGTCAACGTTCTGAGGATCGCTCAGTGTGCCGTATGCCAGGCCACAGTTGAATTCAATTTTCTTGAGGATGGTATCGAGGCCGCTTTCAATTGCAGCGTTGCGTAAGTCGGGCGACCACTCCTTATACAGATCCCCCTCGGTGCTCCCGGTTTCCAGTGTCCGGTACAGGCGCTTGTGCGGCAGCAGTGGTTTGCCGTCCTTGTTTTTTCCAAACGCCAACGCATCAACATACAACGCCCGGCGCCCGCTCTCAAACTCCCATAGCAGATCAGACCACTGTACATCAGCCTGTTTGATCAACTCCGTTGCCCGGGAATAGCAGGAAACACCCAAGGGAGAGGATGTGTCAATGTTGTTGGCGAATGGGTAGCGGAAATACGCAAAGAGCGGCTTCTCCAGTCCGGTGATGGTGGCCTCCGGCTCGATCGTTGCCCAGTCGTCTACGCTGTCGAGCGGCACAGACTGCCCCAGGGTGTCCGGGTTATTGCTGCGGTACGCCTGATTGACAATTTCGCATCCGTCCTCGGTCATGGCATGGTACTCCAGCCGGGTGAAATATTCCTGGCCGATGTGACGCTGATCGGCAAACACAACGGATGTAATATTCCCGTCCGGATCGAACTCGACCGGGTAAAACTGGTCTGCCTGGACAAAATCCACCAGGACCTGATCGTCCGACACATAGGGCTTGAAGATCAGCCCTCCCTTGGCTGCTCCATACTCCACCTGGTGGCGCAGTTTCGCCATGACGCGCTTGAACTCCTCTTCCAGCCATGTGGCCCGGGCAGATCCGGTAAACTCCGCTTCCATTTCGATGGTGACGGCCCGGGCGATCTCCCCGGCAATCGCAGCGCCCAGGTTGAGACTCGTCACATCGTTGCTCAGCCAGGGCGATTTGTTTTCGTAGATCTGCGACCAAAGTGTCAACGCCTCGGCCATCGGCGTACTGATCGCAATGTCCAGCTTCATGGCCTGCTTGATGGTTTGTTTTCCGATCATTTTCCCTATCCAGTCTCTGATCCAGCTCAGAATTTTTTGAAACATCATGACCCTCGTCGTTTCCAGATCCGATTGGTAGCGTACCGGACCGCATCGATCCCGTGGTTGTTTTTATCCGGGTAATCGCTGATGTATTCACCGTCCCGGTCCATCTCGTGTTCGTAGTTGAGGAATTCTTCGGCAGTGTAGGGCGCTCGCTGGTTGTCAATCACGATTTTCCGCAGCGATTGCAGCCATTTCATGCTGTATCGCACCGACTCCGGCCCCTTTTCCGCTCCCCTCGCTGAGGCTCCGTACTCCCGGAGGTCTGCGATAGATTTCGGCTCGGCGCTGTCACAGATCAGTGTGTCAGCAGGTGAGAGACCACGCTCTACCAGCGCATCGTACATCTGCCGGTTGGAGTGTTTATAACCTCTGTACTCCTGGAAGATGTACAGCGTCAGCCTGGCTGCGTCATAATGACAGCGCGCATAATGCGCTGGATCCGGGAAGTAGCCCCAGTCCAGTCCATGCAGGACCCGTTCGAATTGGGCGATCTCTTCGTCGGTGATCGCCCTGGCTTCAACGTTCTCGAACACCAGCCCGCCGGTGGAGGTCGGTATACCCAGGTATTCGTGCTCGTATGCCGAGGGGTTGACCTCCTGGAGGAACTCAGCCTCGTCGATGAATGTTTTCCCGAGCCATTCAACCGGCACTGTGCGGTAATCGCTCTCGTGCACGTACCGATCATCCCTGGGGATCTCAAGCCATTTATTGACCCAGTTGTTTCGGGATCGGGGCGGGTTGAACGACTTGAAGATGAAGGCCTTATCGCCACCGCGGATAGCTGACTGCACAATCGAGCGTACCGCAGCCTCACCGCGGAACTGATCGAGCTCCTCGAACCAGATCGCGTTGATGTAGCCGAAGCGTGGCTTGATCGACTTGAATTTGAGTGGATCATCACCACCGCGGAAGTAAATCTTTTGCCCGGTCGGGATGTATGTGACTTCAAGGGGAGAGGTCGTGCACTTGAATTTCTCGGACAGGCCCAGATAATTGATTGCCCAGACCAGTTGCGAGTACACCGAGTCCCTCAGCGTGTCTTTCACCTGCCGGGTTGCCAGGACATGCCACTCGGGGTTGTTGGTGATCAACTCAATGATCATTTCCGACACAAAGCTGGACTTCGTGGAGCCTCGGCCACCCTTGAACACGTACTCTGTGTGGTTATGCCCTCGAATGTCCCGGTAAACGTTGTAAAAAGACTCGGAGATTGCATCGGCAGGCAGACGGAACGGCTCGGTCTCCTGCGGGTCCAATTCGCCGGACCCGATCACCTCAACCTGTTGGCTCTGTGATGGTTTGCCAGCAATCCTGTCGAGGATCTCAATGGCTGCCCGCTGTCGCACGCTCGGGGTTAATCGCTTCCCTTTTCCATCCACTTGGTCTTTGAGTAACTGCGCAGCTGTCTCTACAGCCTCCTCCATCACCATACGGGCCTTTAATGCGGCTTCGGTTTTGAGGCGGTGGGCGAGGTCATTGAGGTAATCCCTGGTTTCGGGGGGCCAGCGGTTGTATGTTGACGAGGATACTCCTGCTGCACGCATGGCAGCCGCGTTTGTTGTGGTAGAGCTGCGCTCCACAACGTAACTGAGCTGCTTATCATCCAGTTTGCTGAGTTCCTCCCGAATTGTTGTCATTTAATCCCGTTTTTCCACCAAATTATTATCATCCGCTTATCATTGTGCCCCTGAAATGTACTCAATCCACTCCACAGCATCAAAAACAACCACCTGCAGATACCTCCCGGACTGCTGACACTCTGCCAGTACCGACAACAGTGCGGCCGCATCTTCCCCGGCGTCAAATGTAAAACGAGGCGACCCGTCAGCCATTGTCTTGACGTTCGCCACCGCTCCGGTAAACTGTGCTATTGCATCAGGTGATTCCATA